TTTAATATATTTACTAAAAAAATAATTTCTTTGAAGTCATTAAACATAGGTGTTGCCGACATAAATATTAACTTTAAATTGCTAACATTTTTAACTAAATTCATTAGCTCATTAGACACTAATTTATTGCTGTTATCTTTAGACTGACGAATATTATGTATTTCATCAATTATAATTAATCTATTATTGAAATATTTTTGCAATTTCTTTTTGATCAACATTTTTCGTTTACTATTATTTGGATCATTATCTAATAATTGATTTGTTATATTAGATTTTTTCATTATTAAATTACCAAACTGTGTATAACCCATAAATAAATAATAATTTGATATAATGTTCTTCACTATTTTTATCACTTTTTCACGCGATAAATCTTTTTGCATCACATTTATTTCGTTTAATATATTTTGACCCGCGCAATTATTAATAGTCCAATATCCATTAACTAATTCTAATTTAGTTTCGTCAAATAATTGTAAATAAAAGTTTTCTTGGACATTTGGAGAGGCTACAATAATAATTCTATCATTATATCCCATATATTGTAAATACTTTCGGGTCTCTTCAGCTACTCCTATTGCAGAGCATGTTTTTCCTGTTCCTAAACCGTGAAATAATAATAATCCATTATATGGTGTATGTATTGATAAAAAGTTTTTTATAAATTTTTGATATGGTGCTAATTCAAAATCTTTATTACATATTTCATTTGCTTGCTTTTCAAAATCTTTATCAATATTTATTTTTATTTTATTTTCCATAAGCTCTTTATTTTGTGATATTTTAATATTAAAATATTCATCATCATGATGTGGATATAAATATTTATAATTTTTATTTAAAGGATTTTTTAAATCTTTGGCATTTAATAACTCTAAAGCATTTAAATAATATTTTAAATCAGTTTTAGTGTTTACGTTACTTTCTAGGCCTTCTAACTCGGATTTATCTATATCTATTTTATTTATATTCTCTCTAAACATTGAGGCCAAATATAAATTATTCTTTTCTTTTGTTTCGGTTGTTTTTATACTTGAAACAATATTTTTTTCATCATCTGATACGCTTTCTTCTTCAGGACTTTCTTCCTCTTCTTCAGGACTTTCTTCCTCTACTTCAGGACTTTCTTCTTCTTCAGAAGTTTCTTCTTCTTTTGGACTTTCTTCTTCTTTTGGAATTTCTATTTTGTTTATTTTTTTTCCTTCTCCTAATTCTTGTAACTCTTCTTTTGGTTCCTCTTGTAATACTGGTGTATCTTGTAATACTGGTGTATCTTGTAATACTGGTGTATCTTCTATTTCCATTGCTTCCTCATCTGGTTCCTCCTCTGTTTCTTCCTCCTCTTCTTCCTCCTCTTCTCCACCTTCTTCTTCTTCTTCCTCTTCTTCCTCCTCATCTGGTTCCTCCTCCTCTGTTTCTTCCTCCTCTTCCTCTTCCTCCTCTTCTTCCTCTTCTTCCTCTTCTTCCTCCTCATCTGTTTCTTCTGCTTCTGTTTTTTCTTCTCCTTCTTCCTCCTCTTCTTCTTCTTCTTCTGTTTCTTTTTCTTCTTCTTCCTCCTCTTCCTCTGGTTCCTCTTCTTCCTCTTCTTCTCCTTCTTCCGCTTCTGGTTCCTCTTCTTCCTCTTCTTCTTCCTCTACTTCTTCTTCCGCTTCTGGTTCTTCTACTTCCTCTTCTTCTACTTCTGCTTCCTCTTCCACTTCTGGTTCCTCTACTTCTTCTTCCGCTTCCGCTTCCACTTCCTCTTCTTCTTCCGCTTCTGGTTCTTCTACTTCCTCTTCTTCCGCTTCCGCTTCCACTTCTGGTTCTTCCATTTCTGGTTCTTCTTCTACATCTTCATTTAATTTTGATTTTTGCGGAGTTAATCTATCCATTACTATATATTAAATATATAGTTTATAAGTTTTTAATAAATTATTTAAATAATTTATTATATTTTTTTTTTCATAATTATATTCTCTTAGATAATTAGATACATTATCTATAGAAACCCATTTAATTTCAGTAATTTCATAAATTTGATAATTATTTTTAGGAATATAATTGTTGTTAATTATACCGATAAAGTATTTATGTTTATATGATTTATAATTAGAACCACTAAATATTTCTTCATAAGGAACAATATTATTAATAATAGCAATATCTTTTTTTTCATATCCGGTTTCTTCTTCAAATTCTCTAATAGCACAAACAATATCTTTTTCCTGATAGTTGCGACGCCCTTTTGGAAACCCCCATTCAGGTTCAATATATTTTTTATCACATAATTTTATCAAACTTTCTAAATCATAACTTTCAAAAATATTTGAATATCCATTTTTTAAATTGATAAATTTAGTTCTTGATGTTTTTTCTTCATTTTTATAAGAATTATTAGTGTTATAATTCCATAAATATTGCCATATAGTATCAAATTCATTGTGTAATATAAATTGTCTTTCATTTATTGTCATATTATTTAATAAATTTGTTATATAATTTTTATCTTCTATTGAATATTTTCCACGCATAAAATCAACAAACGATAATGTGTCTTTACGTTTTATTATGAAAATCTCAACATTATTTTTTAATTTATTTGTAATAGGATCTAATGTTTTTGTAATTCTTATAGGAATAATACCAATACTTGTTATTGGAACTTTGCATTGATGAAATAAATGACCAAGCTTACCGCAATTATTGCAAAAAATAAATTTTTTTGTATTCATTATAGATTTATAGATTGTTAATTATATTGTAATTATGTTTTTATATATTATTTTTATTTTAGTAACACTTGAAAGTTATAATAGATTATAATAGTTATAATAAAATCTGTTATATAATAAAAATATTATGACTAATAATAGTGTATTCAACCCTATTATTTGGGGTCCTCATTATTGGTTTGTATTATATACAATTGCTTTGTCATATCCATTAAATGTAAATGAGAGCACAAAAAAAAAATATTATGACTTTATAACAAACTTGCCATTATTTATACCAGTTCCTGATATAGGAAATGTATTTAGTAAATTTTTAGACGCATATCCTGTAACCCCTTATTTAGACTCAAGAGAATCGTTTATAAAATGGATTCATTTTATACATAATAAAATAAATAGCTATTTAGGTAAACCCGAAGTATCATATTATGATGCTTTAAATAACTATTATGAAAACTATAAATTAAAAGAAGTTAAAAAGAACGAAGAAAAGAAGAATAGGCATAAATATATTTTTGGAAGTTTATTAATACTTATATTATTCCTAATAATATATTTATATATTAAATAATACTATGAAACTTGAATTGCTTATTGTATTTATAACTTTTTTTGTATTACTTAATACATATTTTGAAGGTAAATTAATTAGTAAACTAAAGAAATATGAAAAATATTATAAGATGGTTTTTTTCGCTTTTATTGGACTATGTATTTATTTATATATTAAAAAAAATCCGAATAATTATAAAGATTTTGTATTAAACTCAAATAGTTATATAAAATATTTACCTATTGATAGAAATACTGCGAGTATTATTACTCCTATTATTGATTTCACATCAAGCTCTATATCTAAAGAATTAAATAATAACTATAATATATATAATAATCCAAATATTCAAAAATCTGTAACTTTTTCAAATCCTTCAAATAACAACCATAATTTATCAAAGCAACAACAAAAGATTTTATATTCTGGAAATACTTCTACAAAACGAAGTGTAAGTGAAACAAAAAAGAAATTTGTAGCAGCATCTCAAAATTGGCATTGTAAACAATGTAAAAAACAATTACCTGCTTGGTTTGAAGTAGACCATGTTATAAAACTAGAATATGGTGGTTCAAATAATATAGATAATTTGGAAGCATTATGCAGAGATTGTCATGGTAGAAAAACAGCTTGCGAAAATTTATAACTTTACTGGTCGCTATATATTCAATAATATTATATTGTTCTATAATATTATATTGTTGTATAATATTATATTATGTCAGATAATAGTAATTATACTACACAATTTAAAGATTTTGTAAATAAGAGTGGTGCTAAATTACCATATTTTTATAAATATTTTAGCACTATTCTTATAAGAATATTAGACAAAATTGTTAATGGTTTTACTATAAAAGAAAAAGGGGTTCCTGTAGAACATAAATATTATAGATATTTTATAAGCATAGTACTTATATTAATATTATGTTTATTTTATTATTTAAATGAGAAACAAAATCTATTTGCTATTAAAAATACAAAATATGAAATATTATTTGCATTAATGTTAATAGCATTTAGTATTTATTGTTTTCTTTTTTTTGTTTATAGAAATAATACTTCTTGGGATAAGGATAAATCAGAAATAAGCGATACAGGCAAAAAGCTAGAAACAAGCGATACAGGCAAAAAGCAAGATGAAGAATATGATACTGAATTGGAATATTCTAATATATATAATTTAAGAAAGCTTATAAATCCAGACACTGGTCCAGGAACTAGTCCAGACACTAGTTCAGCTGTAAAAGCAGAAAGCAAAGGAGATGATACATCTACTGTAAATAAAAAAATATTAAAAAATACATTATCAAAACCTTTATTTAATATGATGAAATATCTTTTTTATTTATTGTTAATAATTCTAATACCATTATTTGTAATAAACTATACTTTATATTTACATAAAAATAATGACAATGTCTTTAACATTACAAAAAATATAGTGGGGTTATTAATAGTTTTAATAGTATTAGCAATAATAGCTAAATTATTTTCTATAAAAACTTCATCCGAATCAAATTATTGTGATATACCAGTGGTAAAAGGTAAAAAACCTGAATATACAGATCTAATAACAAACTATGCCAAATATTTTTTATGTATATTTAAAAACTTTATATTTTTTATTCCTTGTTTATTAGTTATTTTAGTAGATGAAATAAATAAAGATATAAGGTTAACACCCTCTCCTGTTTATATATTATTTTTCTTGTTATTATTATTAGTGCTATTGCTATTTTTATTACCTGTTATATTCAAATATATAAGAACATTTAATAAGAGCGATATTTTACAAGGAGAAGGACCTTTTTATTTAAATAAAGAGAAACATTTAGGAAAATATCAGAACTTAAATACACATTTAAGTAAAAGTATAACACTACCTAATATAACTAGGGAAGAAACTAGTAAACCAAGCGAAGACAAATTAGACAAAATAATGAGTGCTTTTAATATGAATAAAGAAGAATTAACAACCACACTTAATAGAGGTATTGAAACTGTTAATGCTAATACTTCACTAAATAGTAGTATAGATACATTATATAATAAAGGTAGTGGTATTATTGATAGCAAAATTTCTATAAAAGACACTAGTAATAATGGTTCAAATGTAAAAGCTTATACTTTTACATTGTTTGATGATATAAATAGTGCTTTTAATATTAAAAGTGAATACCATAATTCAGTAATAAGTAAAGAGAAATTTCCATATAATTATACTTATAGTGTGACTTTTTATATATATATAAATCCACAACCAGAAAATACATCACTAGCATATACAAAAGATACTGTTTTATTCAATTATGGTTTTAAACCTATTATATATTATAATGGTAAATCGCAAAAAATAATTATAAAATCAAGAACTATTAGCAATCGAGGCGACCAATTAGATACAATATATGAGATGTCAAATCCCAAATTTCAAAAATGGTTGTTTTTTGTAATAAATTATGATAATAATTTAATAGATATATTTATAGATGGTAAATTAGTAGGGTCAAAAGAAAACGTATCCCCATATTTTAAAGGAGATAATATAACTATTGGTGAAAATGATGGCATTCATGGAAGTATAAAAGAAATATATTATTATAATAAAATTACATCTCCTTCAACAATCGAATTATTATATAATTTATCAAAAAATAATGACTCAGAAAAATTATAAAAAATTAACTTAACTTTATATTTTAGAAAGAATTTTATATTTTAGAAATAAATTTTATATTTTAGAGAGAATTTAATATTTAAGTGTTAATATAAACATTATAATATTTTTTATATATATATTTATAATGGGTATAACAAATATAATAATAATTATAATACTTGTTATTGTTCTTATATGGGGACTGAATAACTTATTTTTCAAAACAAATATAATATTTGACATTATGTGTGATGCGAAAGAACCAGCAGAGAGATTTAATACAGCTACTGCGGCCAATTTATTTTCAAATAACAAAAATGTTGTATTATCTAAAGATATACCAGAGACGAGTTCATCAAATTTTATGTTAAGTGTATGGTTCTATATAGATAATTGGGGTGATAATATATCAAATGAGAAAAATGTTTTGTTTATGTCATCTAACGAAAATGCTCAAACTGTTCCAGGTTTAGTAAATACGCCTTTATCGGGTATTAGTAATAAAGTTACTGTAACACCAACAACAACCTTATATAAAAATATAAATATAGCATTAGATAAATATGAAAATAATTTATTTATTGATATTGAAACTTATTTAGACAAACAATCGCGTGGAACTGGAACTGGTGGTGGAAATAACCTAAATTATACCAGATATAAGATCCCTAATATTCCTGTTCAAAAATGGAATAATTTAACTCTCAGTATAGACACACGTACACTTGATGTATATTTAGACGGTAAATTACGTAATTCATTTATATTACATGGATTATATAAAAACTATGATACAAGTCTAATTAAAAGAAATATATATATAGGAAACATGCAATTAGCAGGAACAACAACAAATAGCAGTTTTGAAGGATTTATTACACGTATACGCTATGAAGGAAATGCTATTAATCCACAAGATGCTTATAATATTTATAAAGAAGGTATTAATTCATCTCTCGCAACTAATA